CCCTGCCCCGTCATCAGCGCGACGTTGGCATCGCCGACCGCGCGCGCGATGGCCTCCGGCGTGCCGAGCGGCTGCGTGATGTTGATCGTCTGGTGGATCGTGACCGCGCCGCCGCGCGATAGTCCGGCCGCCCCGCCGTAGAGGATGTTGCTCGCGCTCGTATCGTCGAGGGGCACGATGGCTTCTTTCCCGTGCAGTTCGACCATCGTGCCGCTGCCGAAGTCGCCCGAGCCGCCTTCGCCGAATTTCGGCACGCGTGGTCCCGAATACTGACCACCCGGCGTCCCAACCGACTGGCCCGGCCCCCACATGCCGACGTTCCCTTGCGCCGCGAGTTGATCGTAGAACTTCGACAACTCTTGATTCAGCGTATCGAGGTCCGTCGTGTCGAGCACGATGGTGTTGTGGAAACTCTTGAATGCGTCGTCCGCTCGCTGCGCGGCTCTCGCCGCCGCGTCACTGACCGCTTGCGCCGCCGCGTTGGCGTCATCTCGCAACTGTTCTAATTGGGCTTGGGAGTACTTCGTGTAGTCGTTCAGCGCCCGCTGGTACGTGGTCGCGGCCTTGTCGGCGACCTGTTCCAGATTACTTTTCTGCGCCTCGGTCGATTTGTTCGACGCATCGATCTTTTGCTGCTCGGCCTTGTCCGCCGCGAGCGCCTGCTGGTAGATCGTGTCGGTGAACTGTTGCTCGATGAGATTTTCCTGCGCCGTCTGCGAGATCCCCTCGACTTTTTTCGCGTGCAGGGCGTCGAGGGCTTTCGTCGCGGTCGTGTAGGCGTCCGTCTGTAACTGGATGGCGCCCTTCGCGTCGAGCCCTTGCGCCGCGTTGAGTTTCGTCTGCGCGTCGAACTCGGCGAGGATCGCGTCGTTGGTCGCCTTCGCGATTTTTAGATTCTCGGCGTTTTGCGCCAGTCGCTCCTTATTGATCTTCCCGACTTCCTCGTCGTGGAATTTTTTGATCTGTTCCTCGAACTTCGCTTGCTCCTTGAGTTGTTCGTTTTGATCCTTCAGCGCCTCCGACACCGCTTTGACCTGGGCGGCCGTGACGCCATACAACTCGGCGATCTTGTTCTGCTCGAGGCCCGCCTGGATGTAGTACTTGATCCCCTCGACCACCGCGCCATTCATGCCGTCGAGGGTCGCGTGATAGTCCGCGCCGACGGAGTTCACCGCCGTCCACAGATCGATGTGCTTCTGCGTCTCTTTGTCGAGCGACGACTCCGCGTCCTTCAGATTCTCGAAGGCCGTCTTCACATCCGGCGCCTTGGCGGCGCCCTTCGTCATCGCGTCGGCGAGGTTTTGGAAATGGAGCTCGACGGCCTGCTGACTCGTCGCGAGCGCCCACATTTTGTCTTTGAGGTCGACCACCTGGTCGGTCGGAAACTTGATCGGGATCTGGACCGTGCCACGGAAGGTGTCCCAGGCCGCGCTCGCCCACCCGAATTCTTCACCGAGTAAGTGCATCGCGACGCCCCACGGCGTGTACACGCTGTAGTCCGCCGCGAATTTCGCGCCCTTGCTCGCGAGGTCGATGAACTCCGCCAGCGCCGGAATCAGCGGGCGGACGAGCGTCTGCGCGAAGTCTTCGAGGTGGACCTTCACCGACGCGATCTGCATGTCGAACACTTCGGCGTTGTGCGCTTCCTCCGGCGTCAAGATGTGCGTACCGGCGGTCAGTTCGAGTGCGTCGTTCATTTTCAGGAGCACCGGAATCAGTTGCCCGGTTTTGTCCCGAAAAATCTCGGCATCGGCGGCGGCGCGTTCGGCCGGATCGGTCGTCGCCGCCAGCCCGCTCGCGATGAGTTCCAGATAGTGATCCGGGCCCACCGCCTTCAGGGCCTCGGTCGACAGCCCGATCCGATTCAGCCCTTCTTCCACCTTGGCGCTGTCTTCGCCGAGGCCCTTGCTCAATTTGAAAAACGCGCCGCCGAGCGTATCCATGTCCGAGCCGGCGACCTGCGCCCCCTTCGAGAGCTTCGACACGGCCTCGACGGTCATGCCGGTGCGTTCGCTCATGTCCTGTACGCCCGCATCCGCCGCGGCCGTCTTCTCGGTGAACTCGAAGACTTCTTTCGCCGCCAGCGCAATGGCCGCGCCGAAGCCGACCACCGCCACGGCCGTGGGGCCGATGGTTTCGGCGAACGCCGCCATCCCCTCCTGCGCCGTCTGCAGCGGATGTTCGATGGCCTCCGTCATGCTGAACTTCTGGACGAATTCGCCCCAACTGTTTTCGGCCGTCTTCGCGGCGTCGGCGATGGCTTGAATCTGCGGCGGGACCGTCTCGCCGGTCGCGTGCATTTTGGCGATCGCCGCTTCCATCTTGGCGCCGGCGGCCTGGAGCTCGTCGCCGGTCAATGACGCCACGCCGCCCACGCGCTCGATGGCTTCCGCCATCAGCGTGGCTTCCTGAATGATCTTCACCCCGGTGAAGGAGTTGGTCATCCGGTTCAGCGCGGCCTCGACGGTCGCGGACCCCGAGGCAAAACTTTTCAGCTTGTCCTGCGCCGCGTCGACGGCGGCTTGGAAGGCCGTAAAATCGGCGCCGAGCTTCCCGATCAGGGCCATAGGTCAGAACTCCGGCAGGTCGGGGATCGTGTCAGGCGTCTGCGTGAGCAGTTCGACGAGAATCTCGTAGTCGTCCGGGTCTAGTTCGCGGACCCATTCAACGCGCCATCCGCAACGAACGGCGATGGAGAGATCGCGGGCGCGTTCGGCTCTCCACCCTGGCCGTTTTTTTCGGCCTCGCGTTCTGCGCGCATCGCGCGCGCGTGTTCCCGGATCGCCTCCAGAATCTCTTTGAACGACTCGGGCTCCAGGCGCCGCAGCACCAGGACCAGGTCGTCGACGCCGATGCCGCGAATCGAGGCATCGGGATCGTCCTGCTGCCGCCAGTCGAGCAGATACGCCGTCACCTCCGCCATGCCAATCGACATCAGATCGAGCACCTGCTGGCCGTCGACCGTTTTGTAGGTGCGCGAGAATTCGGCGCTCTGTTCGCCGACGTTCAAGCGCTTGCGCACGATGATCGAGTCGCCGCCCGGCAGCGTGAGCGTCACGGTTTCGGGACGGACGAAGCGGATTCCCATAGCCCTCCTTTTGTCAGCGTTCCGGCGGCCCCAGCGTGGCGACGAGCTGCTGCGCACCGATCTGGAGCGTCTCGGTCTGCAGCGACCAACACCAGAACCCTTTCAGCGGCGGCTCCAGCGGCGCCGTGAACAGCAGCGGCCGTTTCACGATGAGGCCTTTGTCGACGCGGTCAAACGTCGCGGCGAGACGCCAGCAGCCATCGTGCTGGCTATTGGGCGCGTGGCGCACAATCGACCAGTGGCGCACGACCGCCGCATCCAGATAGCCCCACACGATGGCGCCGCGATTCCCGCGCAGCCGGACGTTGCCGAACATGCGGGGGTTTTACGCCGGCCCCGTCCACGGCCCGGCCGCCTTGAAGGTGCCCGTCACCTTCGGCGCGCCCTTCACGGTGCAGTCAATGTCGGCGTCGATGTACGCCTTGCCCTTCCACATGAACGTCGCCTCGTTCGTGTTGGGCTGGAGCTCCAGCAGCCCCGGTGTCGCCGCATCACCCGCATCGAAGATGACGGTACTGTTGCTGTCCCAGAAGCCGGCCATCGTCCCGGACACGTCCTTGACCCCAGGCACATAGACGATATTCGGGTCCTGAAAACAGCTCACGTCTTCGTAGGTGTTTTTGTTGGAGAGCTTCCACCCGTTCATCGCGATGACGGCGACGGGCGTGGTCCCCGCCGGGTCGTAGAGCACTTGCCCGTAGCGGCCGGTCAGAATCGCCATAGTCGGTGTCCTTTCCTCAGTGGACGGTTGTCGATGTATAGGCCGCGAGGGTCGCCATCAGCCGGTACTGCCCGCCGCGGTGTTGCCAGCGAATCGACTTGTCGATGGCGTCGATCTCGGTGTTGCGGAGCCGCTGTTCGCGACCGCTCGACACGAAGACGTAGCCGGTGGCGGTCACCACCGCGCGTTCGAGCAGCTGGTCGATCCGCGCGGCGGCCGCCTTGATGTTCTTGGTCGCGACCGTCGACGATTCGACCGCCCTGACGGCATACAACGTGTCTTCCCAGGCGCGGCCCTCGAACGTGTCCTCGTCGTGTTCATCCATGATCGACACGAGGACGAATTGCTTCGCGTTCGCCGGCGCCACGTCCATGAACACGCCGTCCGGGACGAGCGCCTTCAACGTCGCATCCGCCCACAGCAGATCAACGACGGCCGCGTCCAGGTCGGAGCCATCAGGCAGCGGCATCGCCGGTCACCTCGAGCCCGTTGCGGGTGAGCAGATCGCCGAAGGCGTCGTACATCTCGCGCCGGTTTTGTTCCATCGCGGGCACAAACACCGGCACGGCGGGCATCGCGCCGCGATTGGCGCCGATGTCCGTGTGCCGCGCTTGCGTGCCGTATTCAAACCACCAGGCCTCTTTGGACGTGTTCTTGATCGTGACGCTCACCCCGAGCGCACTGGTGATGGCGTCGGTTTGTTCGACGTGATCCCGCAGATCGCCGCTGCGATAGGGATAGTTGGCCTTCATGTCGGCGACGGCGCGATTGGCGGAGGCCTCGATGATGTGCGTGGCCTCGCCGACGAGCTGCTCCGGCAGCGCCCGAAACGCTTCGATCAGATCGTCGAGGCCTTCGATGACGAACGTGGCGCTCATGCGATCTCCTCGACGCAGGTGATGTGCAGCTCGCGGCAGCGTTCGTCGACGTTGACCAGCCCCACGACGTTCGCGGTGTGCGCGCGCCCGGCGCTGTCGGTCCAGGTGAGCCGCGTTTGCATCGTGACGCCCGGATGAAAGGGCACCGTCGCCAGCAGCGTGGCTTGCGACATCACCGTGCCCGCCGCCAGGAACTCCAGATCCCCCGCGGTCGCCGGGTTAATCTCGCCAAAGAGCGCGGGCGGATTGAGCGGCGTCCACGACTCGGTGTAGCCGCCGTCGCCGTCCGGCACCGCAGGCCCCGCCACGGCGAACGAGATGCGCTGCGAGCGCGCACTGATCACCGACTGGATGCCAATCAGACCCATGTGCTACGTCACCCAGATCAAGCGATACGGCGCGATGCACTCCTCGTAGCCCATCGACACCAGTTCCATGTGACGCGCTTCGGACGCGAGGTCGCGCCCCAGCGTGGCGTAGTGCGCGGTCAGCAGCCCGACCGCTTGCACGAGCAGCGGGGCTTCCGCTTTCAGCGTGGCGGCGTCGGGCCAGCCCGCCACGATCACCCACGTCCCGGTGACATCCATCGGCGTGACGACGCGCAGCGAACGCCGCGCCGGGTCCGTGGTGAAGCGAACGACCTGGCCGGTGGGCGCCGTCACCGACTGCACCGGCCACGCCTGCACGGGCAGCGGGATCGTCGCGACGTTCGACACCCCGCTCCACCACGGGGACGCCCAGAAGGCCGGCGGCGGCGTCGGCGCAAAGGTGACGTTGCGCGTCTGTGTCAGCAGCGCCAGCCCGGTGTCCTGCTCCACCTGGCTGCGCGCGGCACTGATAAAGCCTTGCATCAGCGCATCGCGCGGATCGCCCAGCGCCCAATCGAGCCCCGCCCGCAGCTTGCCCTCGTCGAGCGTCAAGGGTTCCTCGGTCGGGCCGACGGCGAGCACCGACGACACCGACAGCGGCTGCTGCCACGGCGTCGTAACAAATTGCGTCGCGGGACTCACGCGCGCCTCTTGCGTCGATAGGTCGCCGTCGTGAACTCGCTCGGCTGCAGCGTGACGACGCCGTCCGGGGGCGGCGCGCTGATCACCGGCCGACTGGCGGCGAGCTGCTCATCGCGCATGGGCAGTTGCCGAATGACGATGCCCGTGGTCGGGTTCGGCGTGCCGTGATAGTCGGGCGACGTGCAGGTCGTGTGCGGCGCATCGTCGACGGGACAGCGCCGCGGCAGCGGCCAGAAGATCGGCGACGGCGTCCCCGACCACATCACGCCCTCCCCGACACCCACGCGCTGCCGCCCCAGTTGGCTTCGCTGCCGTCGCCGAGCACGACGTACTGCCCGGTCGTCCACGCGGTCGCGGGCGAGGCGGTGATCGTGTCCATCGTCGTGAAGACGTTGGGCGCTTCCGCCCCCGCTGGCGTCCACGTCCCCGGCGCGCCCGCCAGCGCGCCCGTGGCGGCGGGCCCGTTGTTGCTCCAGCCAGGGATCGTCGTGTCGATGGGAATTGGCGGTCCTTCCGTCGACGTGATGCCGTCATCGGGCGGCGAATTGCTCCAGCCCGGCGGCGGCGAGGCGTGCGGTGTCACGTCCTCATGGAGCGGCGGCGCGTCGTGCGGTGCGACGGCGGCATGGGTCGCCGTCGCGTGCGGCTGGTGTTTCTCGGTCATCGGTGGAACTCCTTGTCGAGCGGTGCGCCGTCGTGACGCACCGCTCGGCGATTGTCTAGATCAGGCCGGTGACCTTGCCGAAGGCACCCGGACGGAACACGGCGAGCGCGAGGCGCTCCTCCGCGCGGATCGCGACCAGGTTCTTGATGAAGAAGTCCTGGTGGCTGTTGCTGGCTTCGACGCGGATGCCGCCGCGGCGGAATACCTGCGACATGGTGCCGAACGCCCCGACGAGCGCGGTGTTGACCGCAATGGACGGCGTCACGGCCACCGGTGTGCCCCAGACGGAGGCATACGGCAGCGTGCCGAATGGCCCCATGCCGTAGTACTCGCCCGTCGTCGTCTTCGCGGTGACGATGGTGAACCAATTCGTCGGGTTCACGACGACGCCATCGGGATAGACAAACGCCGTCGTCGCGATGGCGGTGATCTGCCGCAGAATCGCGTCGACGTTCGTCTCGGGTGGGGTCGCGGCGCCGTTGCGCACGACCGGGGTCGCGAGGCCCACGCGATTCATCACGCCCATGATGTTGGGCGGCGTGCCGTTGCCATTGAGCAACTGATCTTCTTCAGCGAGTTGGACACCGAGCGTCAGGCGCGCGTCGATGTAGGACTGGATCGCGGGCGCATCCTCCAGAAGTTCTTCTGTCACGGGGAGCCAGTGCGCGATCTTCGCCACCGGGTCGGTGTGCTGATCGAAGGTCAGCGCCGACTCGGGCTTCGCTGCGCCCTCAGCGGTCGGCGCGGCGGCGTTGGTGTACGCCGTCTCAATCATGTAGATGATGGCGTTCGACGTGGCGGTCCCCGACGCCATCAGGTCGGCGATCATGAGGCGCTTGAAGAGCACGGGCACGATCCCCGGCAGGTACTGCGGGATGATCAGCTTGCCGCCCGACGCGGGGTCTTCCGTCAACGTGGTCGCGCGCATCGGGAGACAATCGACGGCGGGTGACGCCCACGTGGCGCTGCGGCGATGGAGGCCGTTGCGGAAGAACTGCGACACGTTCGCGTCTTGGACAAACTGCTGGCCGATGGTGCGGCGCTCCGCCGGGGTCAGGGCGGCGGGGCCGGTCGGCTGACGATTGCCGCCGGTCAGCGTCTCGATGCGGCTTCGGAGCTCCGCATCCCCGCGCATGCCGTCGATCTTGGTTTTGATCGTGGCGCCTTCGGCGAGGACCGCGTTGATCTGCTGCTTCTCCTCGTCCGTCATCGGGCGGCCCGTCGTCGAACTGCCGTCCGCGTTGGTGACGACCGCTTCGTCGCAGCGGTGCGTGATGTCGTTGATCAGCGCCGTGGCCTTCGTGACGACGGCGGCGAGATCGGTTTCAAGCTGGGCTAGTTTCATCGGAGTAATTCCATCTGCAGTGCGAGCGCTCGCCGCTCGTACTCCATTAGGGCCGGGTCGCGCGCGACGTGTGAGTCCTTGGATCGCGAGTCCGTGCTCACAGGTGGGGCGTCGACCGCAGCGCGGGCACCGGCGACCGGCATCGGGGCCGGTGTCGATTGCATGATCCGCGCGAGCGTTTCTGGCATCGTCGCGATGCGGTCGATCAGTCCGACCGCCAGCGCCTGTTCCGCATTCAGCGTGCGGCCTTCGCCGAAGCCGTTCCGCACGTCGGCCGGTCGGACGCCCCGCCCTTTGGCGATATCCCCGACCATGCGCCCGTAGGACCCTTCGACGAGGCCCAGCACATGCGCCTTCGCATCGTCAGAGAGCGGGCCGCCGTCGGCGCCTTCCGCTTTGTATTTCCCGGCGCTGATGACGGAGCGTTTAATGCCCATCTGCGCCAGGGCGTCGCTGATGTCGTTGTGCAGCGTGTAGACGCCGATCGATCCCGCCAGCGCCGACGGTGACGCCACGATCTCGGTCGCCCCGCTCATGGCGTGGTACGCGGCCGACGCCATCAGGTGATTGGCATGGGCGATGACCGGCTTGATCGTCCGCGCCCGTAAGACGTCGCGCGCAAATTCCGACGCGCCCGCGACGTTGCCGCCGGGACTGTCGACGTCAAAGAGGATCGTTTTCACCGTCGGATCGGCGACGGCCGCCTGCAGTTGTTGGCCGAGCGCATCGAACGACGTCCCGCCCGAGGCCTGGGTGAACTGATTCATGCGCGGCGAGATCACGCCGTGGATGGGAATGACGGCGGTCGATCCGATGGTCTGTGTCAGCGTCTCGCGGCTCGCGCGGGCGTCCAACGCCACGCCGATCGCGGTGTCGTCCGGATCGAAGCCGGCCAGACGACGCGCGAGGATGTCAGCAATCACCGCCCGCATCGGTTCGGTGAGCGCCCACGGGTGTTCGAGCGCGAAGGCGACGAGATGCGTATAGTTACGCGGCGTCGGCATCGGGTTCCTCCACATGCGGCACGAGCGCCAGCGGCACGGGCGCGTCGACGGCCGCGGGTGCGGCGGCGGGGACGCCTCCGGTATCGAAGGCGTTCGACGGCCCGCCCTGTTGTTCGGCGACCTGGTCGCAGGTCGGATCGTCGGTGATGCGCGGCAGATTGAGACGGGCGCGCGCTTCGTTCGGCGTCATAAACGCGCGACGCACGGCCACGGCCAACGACGACGTCTGCTCTTCAAAATTGCCCTTCAGTTTTTCGGCGATGTTGAATTCGCAATAGATGTCGGCGGTGTCTTTCACTTCCGGCAGCAGCCACAACTGAATCGCCAGCTCGATCATGGTGAACCACGGCCCGAGCGTGTCGGCGTAGAGCTGCTTGTGCTGCTCCTTGATGTTCGAGAAGGTCGCGTGCTCCAGGTCGCCGACAAACGGCGGCGGGATGTGGTACGCGGCGGCGCATTCGGTGCGCGACAGCTTGCGCGCCTGGATGTATTCCGAATCGCGGAAGGTCTGGGAGATCGGCTTGAACGCCATCCCGTCCTCGAGGACCGCGACCGTACCCGCGCCGCTCGCGCCTGCGTGCCGGGCTTGCCACTGTTCGCGCCACGCCTGCTTCTGGGCGGGCGTCCAGCGCGGCGCCGTGGCGGGCCGTTCGATGACGCCCCCGACCTGCGCCGAATTGAGCCAATAACTTTGGCGGTGCTCCGCCGCCGCCGTCTCCTCCGCCAGCATCTGCGCGAGCGTCACGAGCGGCGACAACCCCATGACATCGTTGAACGGGTTGTAGCCGTTGAAGTAGACGATCTCGGAGAGTTCGAGCGGCTGCGCGGCGCCGCCGCGCGGCGTGTACACGTAGTGGTCGGGGAGCAGACCGCCCACCACGTACATGTCGGCCGGCGGCAGCCGCACGAGGCCGATGCGATCCGGGAGCCGCACCTTCAGCCAGTAGGCGTTGAAGTACACCGCCAGGTCGGCGACGAGCCCTTCGATCAGGCGATAGCGCGTCGTCGCGTAGTTCGGATGCTCGATCCAGTCGGCGATCGGGAAGTCGGCCGCCGTGAGGCGCACGCGGTCGGTGTCGGAGAGCCGGCGAAACCACTGCAGCCCGCAGTCCGCAATGCCGCGCGCGAGGAAGTCGACACAGGTCCGGATGTTCGGCTGCATGGCGTACACCTGCGAGAACGCCCACGCATTGCCGCCCAGGCCGTACCACTGCGACCACGGCGGCAGATTGCCGCCCTTGAACACGTCGTAACTCTGTTGCGGGGTCGCCAGCGCGCGGAGCTGGCCGCCGGAGAGCACGCTCGCCATTACTCGACCACCTGCACGAAGGCGACGTTGCTCCGGTGCACGAGGACGTCCCCGTCGGCGGGTTCGGGATTCAGACCCGGTTTGAGCACGTAGGCCTTCTTCAGCAGCAACCAGGCGCCGCGCGACTGCCAGAGCACGCCTCGGATCGCCGTGTCAGGCTCCGCAATCAGGTGGACGACGACGGAGCGATGCAGACGAAGCGGCGCCAGCCAGTCGAGCAGACTCACATCAGCTCGTCAGTGTGGGGCAGATGCCTGCGCTGTCCTTTTTTGGTGTCGGTTATTCGGCGTCGTCGTCGGCGGCCAGCTCGCGCCGGAGGCCGCGGCGGAGGACCTGGGCGAGGCTGACGCCGTCCCGCTGAGCGATCTGGTAGGCGCGGTCGTAGTCGGGCGCCGAGACGCGCACCTGGACGCGGGCCGGCTCAGCGCCGGGCGTCAGCGGCGGGCGACCGCGTTTCGGGTCGGGCACGGACGTCGCCCATTATGGCGCAGACCTCGCCTGGCGCCCTACCACATCTTGCGGTCGACTGGTATTGAGCGTCTATGTCTCCCTTTCATCAGGCGCGCAGTCATCGCACGCGCCCCGTTCCGATTCCCGCTTCGACATCAGCCGCCCGCAGTACGGACATTCTTTGGTCATAGCCTCCCCTTGTGGTCTTCACACCGACGGCGAGACTCAAACTTCAGGCGACGACGAGTTCGGGATCGTCGGCCGTGTCGTCGGTCGGCGTCGTCGCCAGTTTGCGCGCCAGCACAGCGGCGATCACCGGGTCAATGCGGCCGCGACTGCGCTTCTTCACCGGGAAAATGTTGTCGTTGTTGTCCCGCGTGACCGTCACATTGCTCACGCACCATTCGAGCAGCGGGTTGCCGCCCGCATCCACCAGGCCGTCGAGCACGTCGGCCTCGAAGTCCTTGGCCGGCGCCGAGAGTTGCGCCGTGTTCTGTGGGATCTCCACCACGAGCAGCCCGTCGACCTGCAGGTCGGTCACCAGCGCCGCCGCGTTCCACTGATCCACGCCGACCCCTTGCACGTCGTAGAGATGCGCCGCGTCGCGGACCCACTGCTGCAGGATCTTCTGGTCGATGCGATTGCCGGGATTGGTCGTCAACACGCCGCTCGCGACCCACTGCAGATACGGCGCGCGATCCCGCCGCGCCCGCTCCTCGAGGGTCTTTTCCGGCGTCAGGCAGTGCGCGACGACGCGCCAGCGCCCGCAATCCTCGGTGGGCGGAAAGAGCAGCACGACGGCGCTCAGGTCAATCTTGGAACTCAGATCGACGCCGATGAAGCACGTCAGCCCCGCGAGCGAGTCGGCGGTCCACGTCGTCTGCCCGCGCCGCCAGCCGTCGAGCGACAGCCAGCCCGTCGTCGCGTTCACCCACAGATTGAGGCGCTTTTGCTTGAAGGTGGCCGCCGCGCGCGTCATCGCCACCGCCTTGGTCGCGAGCGCCTGCAGATCGTCGCGCTTCACCGACACGCCGTAATTCGGATTCGCCTTCCGCCAGGTCGCCTCGGCCCACGGGTCGTCATCGGGATCGGCCGACGCGATGAAGGCGAAGAACGTCTCGTCGACCAGCACTTCGTCGAGAATCTGGCAGGCGTAGTCGTGTTGATCGCCGCACGGCGACAGCGGGTCATTCCCCGCCGTCGTGATCTGGAAGTTGAGCGGCTGGCGCCGCGCGCCCGTCGCCGTCTCCATGACGTCGATCAGGCCACGGTCCTTGTGCGCGTGGAACTCGTCGACCACGATCAGATGCGGGTTCAGGCCGTCGGTCGAATCCTTGTCGGCGCCCAGCGGCTCCAGCTTCTGCGCGTAGACGTCGCGATGGAGATTGGCGGCGAGGATCGTGAGGCGCCGCTGCAGGCGGGCCGGGCCGCCCAGGCCGCTCGACTCACTGAGGCGCTTGGCATCGTTCCAGACAATCTTCGCCTGTTCCCGCTTCGTGGCAATCACGTAGCCTTCGGCGCCGGGTTCCTGATCGAAGAAGGTCACATAGAGGCTCACGATGGCCGCTTCGAGCGACTTGCCGTTCTTCCGGGGAATCTCGTTGTACGCCGTGCGAAACCGGCGCAGTCGCGTCTCGCGCTGCACCCACGCGAACAGCGAGCCAAGCCGAAAGCGCTGATGCGGCTCGAGCACAATGTGCCGCCCCGCCCATTCGCCCTGGTAGTGGCGCAACTGGGCGGCGAAGCGGAAGAACCGTTCGGCCCGCGCCATCTCGAACACGTACGGAAACGCGGGGTCGCGGCGCCGCGCGCGCGCGCGGTCGCGCAGATGCCGCACGCACGCGAGCCGGTGATAGACCCCGGCCGGGACGCGCCGCTGCACCACGGCCCGCGCGTAGACGTCCAGGTCGGTGCGCGTCACAGCGGCTCATCGAACTCGGCGAAGGGGTCGCCGCCGACGCCGAGCGGCGCGCGGTCCACGCGCGTGCGGCTCGACGGCGTCAGCCCGAGTTCCGGCCACAGCTTCAGACAGGCCGCCAGCGCGCGGTTCTTCACCGACAGCCACGGGTTCGGCATCGCGTAGCCGCTCGGCGCCGCGATGACGCGCGGGTGCGCCTTCGTGCGCGCCTCCAGATAGAGCGCCCATTCGATGCACAGCGCCAGCAGCGCCGATCGATCCACGTCGGTGATCTGGCGCGCGGCGCGCAGCAGCGGCGCCAGGCGCGCCCATTCGGCCGCCGCGTCGGGGTTGTCGACGAGCTCCAGCGGCGGCGTCTCGAACGCCGCATCGGCGGCCGCGTGCAACGGTTCGCGCGGCGGCAGCGGACGCCGCCCCGGATTGCCGTCGAGAATCTTCTTCGCCGTCGGTTTCGGTTTGCGCCCGCGCATTAGGCGCCCCCGCGCGACGTGCAGCAGCGCGCGACGTGCAAACCCACGAGCCCCGACGCGCGCCCCGCGACGTCCCTCGCGCCCAGCGGCGAGCGCGGCTGGGCGTGCTGGCGAGGCGAAACCTCGCCCCCGACGTGCCCCCGCGACGTGCCGGAATCGTGGCGTTCCTTAAGGTTCCGCGAGTGTTCTCGCACGGCTGCACACAATCGCCGGTCTTCGCTCGGGTTTTCTGCCGGAACCGCAGCGCTTCGTTTTATACTGTTCTCATGTTCAAGCACTTGATGATTTCGTTTGTCGTCGCCCTCGGGTCCGCCGCCGACTACCGCCCCGCAGTGAAGACGACGACGACCTCGACACGCGCGACCCGTCAGCAGACGGTCAACGCACTCATCGCCATCCGGAAGACGCTGCGCACGACGCAGTACGACACGACGCACGCGAACGACACCCTGTAACCCGTTAACACGAACTGGAGACGCACATGACCAAGACCACGAAGACAGCGAAGACGACGACGACCGCGAAGTTTTGGATTGCCCGCGCCGCGAAGATTGCCCGCGCCCGCGCCCGCAACGCCAAGCAGGGGATGACGGAGCGGCAGCGTCGTGCTGCGCGCAAGGTCGAACTGGCGAAGCTGGCGAAGCGCAAGGCCGCGTAGTCACGACAGCAGCAGCACACAGGAGACGCCCATGAAACCCCTGACCGCCCAGCAGATCGCCGACGCAGCCGCCAAACGCGCTGCGTCGGTCGCTGCGCGCAAAGCCACCGGCGGGATGACCGTTCGTCAGCAGCGCGCAGCAGTGAAGGCCGCGAAAGCGGGACAGCCGTTCGTCCCGCCCGCGCCCCGCGCCCCGCGCCCCGCGCCCGCCCCGCGCCCCGTCGGCCGTCGTCGTCGCGGGTTCGGTCGCAACGTCTCGCACGTCAGCACGCCCGCCCCGTCGGGGCCGATCTTCACGACGCCGAAGCCGTCGCTCCGCCCGCTGCGCCTCGCTGCGCTGGTCGCGCTTGAAGACTGCTTCAAGCAGACCGTCGCCGAACTGCAGCGCGGAACCCCCACGCAGGACCAGCGCGATGCGTGGGCGACGTACAAGAAAGTCAAAGCGCGCTTCCTCGACACGATGGATCGCCTGTCGAAGGGTGCGTCCGTCGACAGCGGATCGCAAAACGAAGCAGACGTCGCCCTGCGCATGGCGGCACTCACCCTCACCAAGCTGGCCTTTTAACTTCGGTTTTTTTTGGAGACTGCCATGAACACGAACACGAACACCACCACGACGACGACCGACCTCGACACGACGCCGACCGCGACCGACCTCGCCATCGTCGAACGCACCGCGCTGGACCGCCTGACGAAGTCGCAAGCGAAGGACGACCTCGACGACTTCCTGCGCGGCGGCCGCCGTTCGCTGCTGCTGATTGACACGTCGTCGTCCATGTCGACGGCGACCCGCAGCGGGTCGTCCCGCATCGACGTCCTCCGCGACATCGTGCGCACGCTGCGCGCGGAGCGCAACGTCCCCACCGCCGCGTTCGGGCGGTTCATGTCGGAAGACGGCGGGTTCACCACCGTCCGCCTCGTCGACGAAGTGCCCTACCCCGCCGGGATGACGCCCATGTCGGACGCCATCGACTTCGCCCGCCGCGAAGGGGCCACCCACGCCGTCATCGTGACCGACGGGGAGCCCGACAGCGAGGAACGCACGATGACGGCCGCGCGCACGTTCGCCAACCCCATTGATGTCTTCTACGTCGGCGACCCCGGCCAGCAGGGCGAATTTTTCGCGCAGCAGTTGGCGCTGTCGACGGGCGGGACGTTCGGGACCGCCGACCTCGGACGGCAGGCGAAGCAGTTGACGTCGAAGATTGCCGGCCTGCTGGGCGACGGCAACTAACACGCAGCGCACGACGGGCGCGCACGTCGCGCCCGTCTGCTGCGACAGGAGCAGATGATGACCAAATATCCCAGTCTTTACGCAGCGCTTGAAGTGGCCGACCGTGACGGGCAGCGGGGGTCCGTCGTGCGCTGCAGCGCGACCCTGCAGGACCTCGGGTTCGTGTTCTGGACGTGCGCGGGCTCCGTCGTGACGTGGCACTGGCGCCGCGCCGACGGGCAGCACGGGGACACGACGACGGAGCGCAACGCCGTCCAAGCGCTGCGCGACCGTCACAAGCTGACGATGCACGCGGGACCCGACGACACGACGCGCAGCGCGACGACGACGAAGCGCAGCGCGCCCCGCATCGGCACCTGCACGCATAGCCCCGCGTGCGCGCGTCGGGGCTGCGACGACTGCGAACGCTCCTACGGCCCGCAGCACGACGCCCGCCCGACGACGACAACGACGCCCCCTGCTGCGCGCCCCGTCGCGCAGCGCATTGACTGGAACACGACGAAGACGACCGGCGCCCCGACCATCGACCTGATGGCGGCGATGCGCGCGGCCTTTGGAAAGAAGTGAGGACAGCACCATGACTGCGCACGTCGACGACATCGTGAAGGAATTGATCATGGACGACGATGGCACGTTGATCATCGTCGTCCGCCCCTGGTACGAACGCGGCGTCGGCGCCGTCGTGAGCGATGACCCGGACGTGATCGCCGTCGCGGAACAGGCCCTCGATATCGAAGTGATCGGGATCGACACGGCGCGCGGGCGCTTCGCGGAGCGTGCGTCGTGACGGCGCCCATCGTCACCCCGACGACCGCTGCGCTGCAGCAGCACGCCCACGACCTCGCGCGGGCCTTCAAGGCGCGCATCATCGAATCCGCGCAACTGCAGCCCCACGAGGCCTTCGCCGCCGCGCACATCCGCGCGGCGTTCGTCTCCACCATCGTCGACACGACCACGTATGCCGTGGCGCTGCACGAGCTCGGGCACCTGGCCGCGCCGACCGGCGCGCTGCGCACGGCGAACCTCGACGCCCAGCAGGCGCAGAACCTGTCGCGCGTGGAGGAAGACGCCGCATGGACGTGGGCGCGCCACTACGCCCTGATCTGGACCCCCGAGATGGACGCCGTCGCGAACTGGGCCGAGGGCACGTATCAGGCGCCCGCCGCGACACCCGCATCGCCGACCCCGACGCCGACCCCGAAACCCGCGGCGCCGACCGATCACATCAACTGGAACAAGTACCGCTAACCCCGAACAGGAGCAGATGACATGACGAAGACCCAACGCACCCGCAAGCAGTCGAAGGCCCAACAGAAGACGCCGCGCCGACCGAAGGCGCCCACCGCGAAGTTTTGGGCCGAACGCGCGGCCCGCATCGCCGCCTCCCGCGCCCACAACGAGAAGACGGGCATGACCGAGCGCGAACGTCGCGCCCAGCGCAAAGCCGAACGCGCGAAGCTGGCCGCGAAGGGCGCGAAGCCGACGAAGCAGCCCGCGACGAAGACGCCGCCGACGAAGACGGCGCCGACGCCCTCGGTCGGTCGCATCATCAGCGACAAGTCCAGCGGGGCGTATCTCGCCCGCGTGCTGAAGACGATCAACCGCAACGCGAAGGCGAAGTATCCCACCGCCCTGGACTACGTCGGCGCCGACGCCGGGGCCGGCTGGGTCATCCTCGGGACCGACGGGCATCGCGCGCTGCTGCAGGTCGGCACGGCGTCGACGACGGCGAAGAAGATCGGCAAACCGTTCGTCACGGCGACCGGCCCCGCGTATGGCTTCGACCTGACGCCCGACGTGGAGCGGGCGCTGCGTGCGCTCGACGCCGACACGCTCACGCTGCGCATCGACGCGAAGCGTAAGCGCTTGTCCGTCACCGGCCGGACCAGCACGCCCACGGTCGACGGCCCGATCGCCGGTACCTTGGCGTCGGCCTCGGTGATGGTGGATCGCCGGTACCTGCTCGACGGCCTCGGACGCGGCGGGCGGCTGCGATACGACGCAAAGCCCGACCGCGTGCTGATTGAAACGCCCGACGCGCTTCGGTATCTGCTGATGGCGAAGCAGCCGACCGCCCCGCCGAAGTGGAAGCCGACGACGACAAAGCCGACGACGAAGCCGGACAAGCTGAAGACGACGAAGACGACGACGCGCCCTGCCACGCGCGCGAAGGTCGCGACCCCCAGTCAGCCCCCCCCTGTGGAAAACCGCCCGGCTGTCAGCCCTGACGCCCCCGCGACGTCGCCCGCGACGACGACGGACCCTATCGGAGTCGCCCAGTGACTGCGCACGCTGCGCCCCCACCGCACTGTCCCGAGTGCGGCGGGGGCCTGACGCTGGAGCCTGCGACTGAAACGATCTCCACCGTGTTCGTGCCGAACCGTGGTGGGATGCCCTATCTGGAGCCGCGTCGTCGCGCGGCCGTCGTCGCGTTCTGCTGCGACTGCGAATTTGCCATCGAACTGTTACCCACGAGAGGACTTCGCCATGTCGAATGACACGCCGTTTTACCTGACGCGCATGGGGCGCACCTACTACGAAGGCACGATGCCGCGCCTGGCCGATGCCGTTGAACGCCTCGCCAAGGCCATCGACTTCGCCAGCGCCGCGGGGCTCGAGCGCGGCGCGGGCGAGCTCGCGCTCGATGCCATCGCCGCACGCCTCGATCAGCGCGTGTGGACCCCCGACGATTTGTCGGCGATTGCCGCCATCGTGCGCGCGACGGGGCGCGCCATTCGCGACGTCGAATGATTCGACAACCAGGTGGGCGGCGGGGCCGAGGCCGCGCCGCCCGCTATAATCCGGAGCGATGCGAAAAATGACTGAAACCCCCATGACTGTCGCGGACGCCGGACGCCTCGGCGGCGCACGTAATACCCCCGCGCAACGACGCGCCGCACGTCAGAACGCCCAACTCGGTGGGCGCCCGAAGCGGGTCTGCACGCACTGCGGCGAAGCGGTGCGCGGCGGACACGTCGACCGGGCGCTCGACGTCACCTGCGGTCAGCACGGATGGCGCTGGCAGCAGGGCGACGACGGCGCCCCCACCGCCCTCGGGGCGACCGCGATGCTCGATGCCATCGCGGCCATCGTGCGTAGTCGCGACTTCCCTCGGACGCGACTGCGCGCCATCAGCGCGCTGCTGAAGGAGCGCTGACGTTGTCCCCCATGCTGCTGCTGCTGCAGCGCCACTATCTGCAGCAGGTACGGGCGGGCACCAAGACCGCCACGATCCGCCCGTGGAAGACGTGCAAGCTGAAGCGCGGCGATCCGCTCGTCTTCAGCGGGCGCGTCTACGTCACGATCACCCGCGTCGTCCATTGCACGTTCGACACGGTCAGCGCCGCCGACGCCCAGGCGGATGGCTTCCCGTCGGCCGCCGCCTGTCGTCGCGCGCTGCATGAACACTACGCCCACCTCGATCACGACGCGCCGTGCGTCGTGCTGCACTTTCGCCTAGCGCGCCGGTCCCAGTAGGCGCGCGGCGATGACCGGATCGGCTGGCGGCCCGATGTATTCAAATCCCGCCGTCAGCCGATCCACCGCCCGCTTCATCGAACCCACCCTCAAGTCCCGACTTTCGCCGACGCTGGAGGCCGGCGACATCTTCGACGGGCGCACCATGTCCCAGAGGGGCGACCGCGCGCAGTGCGCGACCACGGCCGGATGCGCCGCCGTCCGGAAGACGTGCTGGGCGCGCGTGCGCAGGACGCTGCTGATGAAGTCGGCGAGCGCCACGCCGATGCCAACGCCCTGGTAGTCGGGCAGGCAGACCAGGCGGTGCAGCCGAAACCCCGGCACGTGCTTGTGCGGGAAGCCGAGCGCGGCGACGAACGCCACCGGCCGGTCCTGCCAGGTCGCGACGAAGCACAACGCCGCCGGGTTCAGGTCCGTGTCGAGGTAGTGATGACGACGGAATCGCAGCCAGGCAGAACGGTATACCCGCGCGACTTGTAGATCGAGGCTTGGGGGCCGTTGAAGCTCCCTCCAACGGAATTCGCCGGTATCGGGCCGATAGACCCAATCGGGCGTCAGCCACAGGTCGACGTCTTCGTGACAGGTGACGGCGATGAACTGCTGCCCCCGCTGCCGCACGGTGCGCGCGAGCGCCGCCGACCCGATCTGCGCGACCGTGCGGTCGACGACGCTGGTGAACTCGTCGACGACGGCGATCGCCGCCGCGGTGTGTTCGGCCAGGACGCGCGCCATCGTGACGCGGAATTGTTCGCCGGTACTCAGCACATGGAAGGGCCGCACCCACGACGGCGGATCGGAGAAGCCGACCGACGACAGTAGCCCGACGATGTCCTTGATCCCCATGTCGGCCGGGAAGGCGTCGAGCACCGACTGCGACGGCGACCAGTCGTAGACGCGGGCGCATTCGGCCGGCCAGAAGTGCCGCGCGACCGTGCTCTTGCCGCTGCCGCTGGGCCCGACAATCAGCCCGATGTGCCACGGGCGGGCGTCGAGCGGCAGCTGCACCTCCCAGACCAGTTCGGCGCGCGTCGTCGGCGGCACCGCGAACAGCCCCTCGAGCTGCAGCACGCGCGGCGTGCGGTCGACGGCGCTGCTGACTACGACACGAGCGCTTTGCATATCAGCCCTTCTGTCATCAGGCGCCCGAGCAGCGCGACCTGATCGGCTTCGTCGCGGCAGGTGACGACGACCAGGTAGTTGCCGGGCGCGACCTGGTTGGCGGTGCCGAGCGTGCGCGCGACGACCCGCATCTTCTGGAGTTCCTCCGGCGTGAAGAAGGGCGCGAACGTCGCGCCGTTCTTGAAGTCGGCCTCCAGTTGCGGGATGTTCCACTCCGCCAGTTCGCCCGCGCGGTTGTCGTACATCGCCATGTCCCGCTTTTGCGCGGGCGACAAGCCCGTCCGTCGCACGGCGATAATCTCGTCGCCGTCGGTGTCGACGACGCGCACCTTCTGGATGCCCGCCTGCCCCGCCGCCTCCAGCACGCCGTTGCCCGCGATGACTTCGTTGCGGTCGTCGATGACGATGGAGCGGGCCGCGCCGACCGTGCGCAGCGCTTCGGCAATCATCTGCACGTTCCGCGTCCCGTGCAGGCGGCGATTGTGCGGGTCCCGCACGAGGTCGGTCAGTGTCGCGACCGGGGGCGGCAGCGTCGTCGTCGGGCGGCTGGGCTGTCGTCGTCGTGTCGAGCTTCGCTTCGGCTTCGCTGTCTGCCCCATGTCGTCCCTTCTGCGCCCCTGCGGGCGCGGGGCCGGGGCGTAGTAGCCTCGCACCCCCCCTGTGGAAAACCGCCCTCCCGTCGTCCCAGACGCCCCCGTGCGCGATTCTGCTGCTGCGCACGCGTAGGTGCGACGGGTAAGGCCGAGGTAAGCCCCGACGTCGTCCCACCCCCCTGTGCCAATTTCGCGACCCCACGAGGGGCAT